CTATATTTTACCTAAATCGCAAGGTTGAAAACCTCCAAAAATAGATTTGGTAATGTGGAAAAATAGTCGTATATTTATAGTAATAAAAGCTGAAAAAGTTATATTTAGATATAGGTAATATCGATATACACCTCAACTTTAAAAACAAATTTTTAAACCCTAAAAACAACAAAACAATGGACATTTCATTGGCACTAAAGAGATTTAGCTCTTTACAAAACAACACTAAAAAGTCGGATTCAATTTTCAAACCGGCAAACGGAAAATCTCAAGTGAGAATCGTTCCTTACAAGTTCAACAAAGACATTCCTTTTATTGAACTTTACTTTCATTACAACATTAACAACAAGACTTATTTAAGTCCAATGTCATTTGGTCGACCTGACCCTATCGTTGAGTTTGCAGAAAAACTTAAGAGAACAGGTGATACTGATGATTGGAAAGCAGGTAAGAAAATGGAACCAAAGTTAAGAACTTTCGTACCAGTTATCGTAAGAGGTAAAGAATCAGAAGGAGTAAAATTCTGGGGATTCGGTAAGACAGTTTATCAAGATATCTTAGGATATATTGCTGACCCTGATTACGGAGATATTACAGACCCAAACACAGGTAGAGATATCGTATTGGAAGTAATGTCAGCAGAGGAATCTAACGCATCTTATCCAACAACAACAATCAGAGTTAAACCTGCAACAACTAAATTGGCAGATTCTCCAGAAACTATCCAACAATTGTTAGATGGTCAAAAAGAAATTACTGAATTATATTCGGAATTATCTTACGCAGAATTAAAGTCAGTTTTAGAAAATTGGTTAAACCCATCAGCAGCAGTTAATGATGAAATTGTTGAAGAATTAGAAGCACCAAAACCAAAAGTACAACCTGCTAAAGTTTCGGAAGTAAAAGAAATTCCAGGTGTAGGTGTTGGTTCTTTACCAAATGACTTACCTTGGGAAAAGGAAGAAGCTGCTAAAGCTCCAAAAGCAAAGGATGATGTAGCATCAGCATTTGATGATTTATTTAACAATTAATAATTAGGTTACAATGGCCAAAAGAGAAGAGGATTTAGCAAGTATTCTTGCTGATTCATTAAACAAACAAAATAAGGATGGTAAGATTGCCTACTTTCTAACAGATGAAGGTGGTGATGCTCCTACCAATGTTAAAGATTGGATTTCAACTGGTAATGCTATGTTGGATGTCGCAATCTCTAATAGACCCTATGGTGGCTTCCCTGTTGGACGCATATGTGAGATTACGGGTTTAGAGCAGAGTGGAAAATCTCTGCTCTCTGCCCATATTCTTGCAGAAACACAACGCAAGGGTGGAGTAGCCGTATTGATTGATACCGAAACTGCTGTAAGTAGAGAATACTTAGAAGCAATCGGAGTAGATATTTCAAAATTATTATATGTTTCAGTTGATACTGTTGAAGGTATTTTTGAAGCATGTGAAACAATTATTGAAAAGGTTAGAACAGGAGACAAAGATAGATTGGTTACAATTGTAGTCGATTCAGTAGCAGCTGCATCTTCAAAGAAAGAGATGGAAGCTGATTACGACAAAGATGGTTACGCAACGGACAAAGCTATTATTATTTCCAAAGCAATGAGAAAGATTACTAATATGATTGGTCGTCAGTCAATTGCACTTGTATTCACAAACCAACTAAGACAAAAGATGAACGCAATGTTTGGTGACCCGTGGACAACATCGGGTGGTAAAGCATTAGCATTTCATAGTTCAGTTAGATTGAGATTGAAGAATATGGGACAATTGAAACAAGGTGATAGAATCGTTGGTATCAAAGTTCGTTGTCAGGTTATTAAAAACAGAATGGGCCCACCATTGAGACATGCAGACTTTGACATTTTCTTTGATAGAGGTATTGACAATTATGGTGGATGGTTAACAGTTATGAAAGACGCTAAAATCCTTAAGCAAGCAGGAGCTTGGTACGAATATGTTGATATTGATTCAGGAGAAGTTATGAAGTTTCAATCAAAGGATTTCCCTAAGATGTTAGAAAACAAAGAACTTAAAGACCAAATCTATATTAGGATTTGTGAGGCAACAATATTATTATATAAGAACAATTCCCTTTCGGATGAAGTTGAAGTAACAACGGACGAAGCAAATGAGTCAGATTAGTAAAAAGTATTTAGATATACTAAAAGAAATAGATGAAGAACATAAAGGATTTGGAGATTTGCAACGCAACTCTAAAACTTTAGTAATTGATGGTCTTAATACCTTCATTCGTTCTTGGTCAACCGCTCCGAATCTTAATGATAACGGAGACCATATTGGAGGCATAGTCGGTACTTTAAAAAGTATCGGCTTTGCAATCCGTACAATTAACCCCACAAGAGTTGTCGTTGTTTTTGACGGCAAAGGTGGTTCACAAAGTAGAAAAGACATATATTCTGGTTACAAATCGGAAAGAGGTAAGAACAAAATCAAAATGAGATTGAATCGTGCCACATCCGTAGAAATGAATCCAGAAGAAGAAAGTGTTTCAATGAGACGCCAAATGCAAGGTTTGGGTGAATTACTTTCATCGTTACCCGTTTCCATTATGATTTATGATGGAATCGAAGCAGATGATGTTATGGCATATATTGCTACAACCCTACGACAAGAAAATGAAAAGGTTGTGATAATGAGTACGGATAAGGATTTTCTTCAATTGGTAAATAAAGATGTGAGTGTATATTCTCCATCTAAAAAGAAAGTTTACAATATTCCAGAAGTAGTAGAGGAATTTGGTATCCATCCACACAATTTTATAAATTTCAGAATGATTGACGGAGACAAATCCGACAATGTTGAAGGTATAAGTGGATTGGGTGTTAAATCAATTATGAAAGCATTTCCAATGTTATCGGAACACCAATTAGTTGATACTACCGATATGGTTAATTATGTAAACACATTAACAAAAAAATCAAAAGCACACGAATTATTCTTAGATAATTTGGAAATTTGCGAAAGAAATCGTAAATTAATGCAGTTAGCAGAACCAACATTTAGTGGCAATCTCCGTATGAAAATTATGGATAGATATAACGAACCTACTACCAAATTTGACAAACAAACTTTCTTAAAGTATGGTTTGAAGAATAGAGTGTTAGAAGGTTTCCCAAATGTATTGGACTGGTTACAATCAACATTTTCACATATAGCAAAATTTTAAAAACAAAAAGTTATGGCAACAGACAAATTAGCAAAACCATTAGGAGACAGAGTTCTTTTAACGGAATTAGAAGGAGAAGTCTCACAAACTGCCGGTGGAATCATTATCCCAGATAGTGCAAAATCGGAAGATGTAAAAAGAGCAAGAGTAGACGCAGTTGGTGATGGTTTATTCACACAATCAGGAGTAGCAATTCCAATGAGTGTAAAAGTAGGTGACGAAGTAATTCTTCCACCATATCATCAAGGAGTAGAAATTAAAGTAGGTGGTAACAAATACATCTTACTTAGAGAATCAGAATTATTAATGGTTATTAGATAACATAAAAACATGGAGGTCAACAATGAAGTGTCTTAAAAGTAATAAAACAGGAAACATTATTAGAGTCGAAGATTCACAGGCTTATCAAATGGCAGGTAGAGAATGGCAATATGTTTCAAAATCAGAGTGGAAAGCAGATAGAAGGCCTGCTAAAAAAGAAGCAGAAGTACTTGAAGAAGTACAAGAACAAACAATCGCAGAAAAGCAATTAAACAAAAAGAAAAAAGATAAGTAATGCAAGAAGTAGATACACTAGTCAAATATGGCCAGGGTTATCAATCTAAAGTTGTAGCTGCACTTATCACGGATGTAAAATTTTTAGAACAAGTCGGTGAAATTACTAAACCTGCATTTTTTGAATCTCAAGCAAACCAATGGATTATAGGTGAAGTCCAACATTACTTTGATGAATATAGAACAGTTCCGACAATGGAAGTGTTTAAGATTAAAGTTGGTGGAATAGAGGATAAGGGATTGAAATTAACTGTAGTAGAACAATTGAAGAATGTTTACTTACAGGTTGGTTGTGAAGATATGCCTTATGTAAAAAAGGAGTATCTAACATTTTGCAAAAACCAAAAAGTTAAAGAAGCCTTATTCAAATCGGTAGACTTACTCAAAAACGGACAATACGAACAAATTATAGATACAATGATGAAGGCATCCAAAGTGGGTGTTGAATCTGATTTAGGTTTGGATTTTATTGAAGATTTTGAAACTATATTAGAGAATGTCAAAAGAGATTCTTGTCCTACGGGTTGGTCAGT